TTTAACCATTGATGTTTCTAGATCTCTATTAGATGCTAATTGTTCTAAGTATGGAATCAAATCACTATTTCTTAATTTTGCTCTGGCGGCAAATAATAGTTTTGTTGTCAGTGACTGTTTATTACGTATACTGGAACTACCGTAATTAACAATGTCTCGTCTAATCGATTTATATTCGGAGTTTATGCGTAATGTATTTTCTATCTTAATAAACAATTCTGAATTAGCAACGGTTGTAGAGCCTGACGCTATTTTATAAAGATATCCGTTTAATCCCAGGAGAGGTAATATTGTACGTTTCCTCATAACCAAAGCGGCAGATGGATCTTTTAATCTGTTAACTGCATCTTCTGGTCCAGCAACAAAATATATTAAGTTATATAAGTCAGTTCCATGTATGCGAAAGTGCTTGTAGTTTTGATTGTCTACAGTCTTTTTCGCATACCCATTAGCATAACCTTTAGAAGCTCCCGGATACTGTCTTAATAGTTCAAGAATCAATAGTGACAAATATAATCTTTCGCCACAGTCAGTATATGTTAACTTACTTTGGTCAGTAGTATTGCGAGTCATTCTCGCTTCGTATAGCTCTTCTAAAAACGCTAGTTCCATATCTCTTATCTCATGTATTTGTCAGCAAAGATATTAATCATATCTTTTGGATCGCTTACTGCAAGAAATGGTTCTAATCCAGCTGATGTTTGGATAGATTTAGTAAATTCCAATCGTATAGCTGGTTTAACTCTATCACTAGTTGCCATCAAACGTAATGCTTTCGCTTGTGGAACAGTAACTTCCATTGTTTTACCGTCATCAGTTTTAATAGTATTCAATGGTGTTGGATTAGATTGTGAATCTAATACTTTACCTAGTTGGTTAAACATCATATCTTGTTTGAATCCTGGAGCGTCATTATCGTCGACGTCCGCTGGATCAACACCTCTACGCATGAAGTCTGTATCTGTAAAATCACTTGCTCTCATATTAATCTCCTCTCTTTTTACTGCTCGGTTAGCCGCACTAAAGCCTGCACGGTTAACTAGTTTTATGTCGCCCTGTGGGTCTGCTAATACATAGCCTTCCCCTCCTGGCTTACCTCCTGTTGACGCTTTTACATCAGCAGGTTGATTTTCTAGTTGGGTAATAATATCATCTTTAACTCTCATGATACCGTTTACTGTTTGCCATAATGCATTAAAAGCCTTAATGTTTGTTTTTATGTATTCAATAATCTTTGCTTGTTTGTTCTTACTTACTTTGCTACCTGATAGCCATTGTACAAAGTCTTTACCTAAGCTATCTAACCCTGTATCAACTTTACTATTAGTATATGTATAAAGTATATTTGCAAAGTCACTAACTTTCATTGCAGTTAGTTTTTCTTTGTTTAACAAGTTGTCAATGTCATTAGCATTATTACTTACAATTCCACTTACTTCTTTAATGCTACTCATGTCTACGTTTGGAGCATCAACTACAGTTACGGGTGGCAATACTAATACTTCGGTACCTTGGAATGGAACTGTTTGTAATAAAGGTCCTTCGTTACCATTTTGATCTACAACTCTATGAATAACTACTCCAGTTTTACTTCTTGCTATTTTTTTACCTATATCACTATCTGTTTGTACTGTGTATGTTACTATGTTAGGTTTAAAAGATAATGTCTCTTCGATTGTATCAGGAGTATTAAAGTATAACATGTCGCCTTTAAAATATCCTCTATGTTTTGTAGGTACAGCTTTTTCAAATGCGTCAAACACATCTTTCATGTTGCCTGCAAATGCTTTATAACTATCTGACTTTTCACCGCCCCTGCCTCTGCCCAGTAACATTTGTTCTAAGTCATCGCCACTTTGTGACTTACCATCATATCCTTTTGCACTAAAGCCTGACTTGTCTGTAAAGACAAACTTGCCTTCTGCATCACGACCAAATATTACAGCAGGTGAACCGTCCCATTTAATTGTTACATCTTTATGTCCACCTTTAGCCATATTAGCTAAAGATTGTAAAGCACGTTTGGCTCCAGCACTTCCTTCCCAGAAAATAATATCTTCTGCGTGTTGGATACGAGCTTCCATTTCTTTTACAATTTGTTTGAATTCAAAAAATCTCATTATGGTAACTCTAGTCCATCTTTTTCAAACCACGATTTAGCATCTGCAACTAAATTTTCGTAATTAGGATCTGCTTTAATTTTAGCATTAATTGATTCTACACTTTGTAAGTCTGCCGGAGTTGCATTTGGACCTATTAAAGTCTTAGCAACAAATTTTGGATCTTTTGCACCTTCTAATGGTTCGTTACTGATTCTATCAACTAATCCATTTGAAGGGCTCCACTTATACCCTAGAGCTTTTGCTATTGAGGCAATCATAATCATACGGTGTTGCCCTTTGAAGTTACTTTTTGCATCCATGCTACCTAAAGCAAATTTCATAAACTTTTGATCACCAAACATTAAATCTGTTTGTACAAATCCGTTTTTAGTATTTCCTCTAATTGGAGTTTTAAAATGTACTGAAATTCCAGACTTTCGAATCCATTGCTTAGGATCTTCATCTGGATAATTTTTAATTACCCATGCTCGTAATTTTCCTACTAGATCATCTTTCTCAACTTTCTCTTTGTCAATAGCAACATCTAAATCACCACTAGTATCTTTAACGCCAGTACTGCCAAGCATATGGCCTTTATGATCTAATCCAGTAATCTTTTCAAGCCAACCTAACGTAGGTCCTACGTCAGCTTTGTTAATTCGAGTAGTTGCTGGTTCGCCTTCGGCATTTTTGAATATGTTGCCACCTTCTTTAAGAATCATCTGATTTCCTTGATTCAACAATTTTGTCTACTCCACGTTTAAATTTTCGGGGGTCCCCGCTCCTAATACTATTAATGAAACGACGTTCTAGTTCTGCGGCAGTATCTGCATCATAACTATCAGTTATTCTGTTCAGCAGATTAATCGAGCTTTCAATCAAATTATTTCCAGTTGACTGAATCAAGGCTTCGTTATCAGTAGTACGGTGAATACTGCTTAGTTCTTCGAGTATAGATCTAGTAGTTCTTTTCATTGGTTCGTTTCCTATACTGTATTTAGTTGCCTGTATGTAAATAGTTTGACAATAAGACGTTGACTTCTTACTACGACTGTAGTATACTATAAAATAATTACAATGTCAAGTGCGGGTGTCGTATAATGGTAATACCTCAGATTTCCAATCTGAAGACAGGAGTTCGATTCTCCTCACCCGCTCCAACTATTCACTCTAAGGAAACTAAATTTTATGATTGACCCAACAACCCAGGGTATCCTTGCTCAAATTGATGGAAATATAACCTTATCTAAGAATTCTTTTTATAAATGTATCGGTGAACGAGGATATTTTGCTACTGTTATTGAATTAAACAAGGATATGTGTATAGCTACATCAACCGACGGAGTTGGTAGTAAAATAGATCATCTGGTTAGACATATGATGTATGATACTATTGGTAAGGATTGTGTAGCTATGAATATCAACGATTTATTGTGTGTAGGTGCAAATCCTATTGGTTTTCAAAATCATATTACAACGCAACCAGACCAAGCCCACATTATTCCAGAAGTTGTGTCGGGCATTGCAGATTATTGTATTGACAGTTGGTCATTGCTTACAGGTGGCGAAACAGAGATACTACAAGAAACAAAGTTTCATATATCAGGATCTGCTGTTGGATACGTAGCTGATCTTTGTGATGGTACTAAGGTAGAGCCTGGTGATGTAATAATTGGATTAGAATCCAGTGGACTTCACGCTAACGGATGGACCGCAGTAACCGAAAGAGCGGCTAATTTAATTAATAAAGACACCCTTGCACCAACAAAGTTATACTCTGGTGATATACATCCTCTTAGAGGTAGAGTTGATCCTTCAGCTATTGTTAATATTACAGGTGGAGGTTTTAGGAATCTTGAAAGGGTTCCTAGGAATGTAACTTATAACATACAGCATACAGTTACACAGGATATATTTAAAAAGTTAGCTGATTGTTTCTCGCATGAAGAGCTGTATACTAACTTTAATATGGGCATAGGAATGATGGTTATCGTAAGACCAGACGATGTTGAAGCGGCTCTTAGCACAATGCGTGATACCGTAGTGCTAGGTGAAGTAACACAATCAGATAATCCTAAAGTGTTAGTGAACGGAAAAGAGATATATTCCGGAACTGTTAAGAGTTACCAAACAGCGTCTAAGATAATTGACGAAGATTCACCCATAAATCTTACTGATAATTAAAACGAAATAAATATAGTATCATATAGCAGACGGAGGTGACTTATGAACTCGAACACATTTCATTTAGCGATTGAAGTGGGTGACCTTACTAATGCGATTGACTTCTATACAAACATCTTAGGATGTGAGTCATGTAACTCAGAACTTCCACACTGGATCGATATTAATTTCTGGGGCAACGAACTTACTTTACATTCCAGCAGTCCTAAAGAGGATTGTACTAATACTAATACTGACCTACATGCAGTTGATATGGGGAGCGTAGTTGTTCCTCACTTTGGTGTACATCTAGAGCCAGACATCTTTGAAGACATCAAACAACGTATCTTAAAACATAATGTAGGCTATGTACAAGAACCCTACATACGTTTTTTAGATACTGAGTTAGAGCAAGAAACATGTTTTATTAAAGACCCGCATGGCAACATACTTGAACTCAAATGCCTTGCGAACGGTTCCTGGAGATAAATACTCATATTATACAATAACTAATCAAAAGGAATATTCATGTTCAGTAAAAAGTTAACAAAACCAATAGCTAATTTGTCTTTCGAACATCGTGCCTTACTTTTTGCTGAGCTAAGTGCTATTGCATACTACAGCGAAAAAGACGCAACACGACAAGCAAAGACATTAGGCTTTACTACAGTAGAATTTTATAATATTGAAGGTGCTGAAGCATATCGTTTTATGAATAAGCATGATTTCATTATTGCTTGTCGTGGAACACAACCCAAACAATGGAACGACATTAAGGCAGACGCAGAAGCATGGCCAATTGTTGCCGAAACAGTTGGACGGGTTCATAAAGGCTTTAAAAAAGAAGTTGATAAGTTATGGCCTAAGATAGAAGAAGACTTAGAAAGAGAACAAGCTGACCGTAACGTTTGGTTTACTGGACATTCTTTAGGTGCAGGTATGGCAACTATATGTGCAAGTCGTTGTAAAGGCGAAAATAAATGCAATAATCCAAACGAGTTACATACGTACGGAACTCCAAGAGTTGGTTGGCCTAGTTATATTAATAGTATTCCGTTCAAACATTTTCGTTGGAGAAATAATAATGACATTGTTACTCGCGTACCAATGCGTTGGATGGGGTATAAACATCACGGTACTGGCAACTACTTTAATCATTTTGGTAACTTAAGAAATTTAACAACGTGGCAAATAACTAAAGACCGCTGGCGTGGATTTTTTGTTAGTTTACTAAAAGGTAAATTTGATCCTATTGCCGACCATAGTATTGATGAATATATTAAGCACCTAAACAATTTAGCAAACGGTAACGAAACTCCACAACCAACTACTATTAGTAGTTTAGATCCTATTAGATCGTGGGATCCAGTAAAATTCTAGTGTAACCCGTTAGGTATAATAATATAATGAATTGATAATACAATTCCTACTGATACAAGTAGTCCTAGCATCATTTTAAGAAAGTCACGGCCGATAATTGGAAACACATACTTAAACTTATAGTTTTCCATAACTGTAGAGATAGCAAGTTCTCGGCCGCATAACAATCCAACAAAGACCCAAGTCGTACTCATTGGAATGTCATTGTACTCTCTAAAGAACATTAATATAAATGCATAGACTATATTAATTAATGTTGCTGACCGTACATATCTAGTTCCTGTCTTTTCTAAAACAACTTTTTGTATTTTACCCCCTCGTTCATAAAACGTGAATCCCAAAAATGTAACAAATACAATAGACACAAAAAGCATCCATTCAACAGATAATATTCTAGGAAGGAATACAGCAATATTAGCAATGTCATGAGATAGCCAAGTGTACCATAGGAATGCTGTAGTTACCCAACTGCCAACACGCCAATAAACTTTGTGTGTTTTTGGTACCTTATCTGCTTTTTCATCAATGATACGTTCAAGTATTATCCAGATAGCATACGCAACAATTGCCGCTAATGTGTATCCTATTATAGACTTTACTAGCATTTTTTCTAATATAAATGTACTAGCAAATGCAGATAGGACTAAGAAACTTGTTGAAACAGGTACGCCAACCCTTGTTAGTAATAACAGTACAAGTGGAGCCGTTGCATGATACCATTGAACTTCTTGGAAGGGTATTTTGTTTAATCTTCCAAAGGATATATCACCGGCATTAACCCACCAGCCATACCATAGTGTAAAGAGTAGAACTCCTGAAGCTGATATCCAAAGCGTTTGCCATTTAAACGAAGGCTCTTTGTTTGCTGGATGATCTGAATTCGATGCTATCCAAGGGCCTAATGTTTGTACACTATCATTAGCTACCACTGAGTAGGCCGCAAGAATAAATCCAACGACCATATAAAGTAGAGTTAATTCCATAATTTCTATATCCTTTAACTAAATTTCAATTGTTTGTTTTCCATTGGTAATAATTTCGTATATCTCTGTCCAGTCTTTAGCTCTTACAACTTCTGGATGATGATAATCTACATTAAAATCATGTGTCATAAGAATTGGCTTTAGGCCAGCACGTAACCCAGCTTCGCAATTTTCTGGTTTATCTTCAACCCACCAAAACCCTGAACCCTCATATTCTTTAAGGATCTTGTCTTTTGGTGCTTGGGTTTTTAAACAACGAACACGCCTAATAGTTGATGGGAACCAGTGTTCCAAATTTCGACGTCTAAGTTCGGAGGCCCAATAATCATCATGTGATGATGTAATTGCTTCAAAGTGATAATTGTCTCCTTTAAATCTAGCGAGTATGCTTACAGAATCCCTAAATGGTTTGATAAATCCTATCCATGCACTAGAATTAAATCGTTCTATAAGAGCATCAACACGCTCTTGGGTAATTCCGTATCGTTGTGATAATTCATATACGTTCTCATCTGTTTGAACGTGTATGTCCCGAGTTTCAGCTAGCCACGTTTCAAAGGCTCCTGTCCAATCTAACAAAACACCATCGACGTCTACTAAAATTTTATGTTGCGAATAGTCCAAGATCTTCCCCCTGTGTAATTATTAGTTGTATTATATCACATTTTTTCTATTATGTCAACCTTTTTGACTGTGTACATAAATACCCATATAATACATACAGACACTGGAAGAGACTAGGGTATTGCTATTCCTTAAGCATAATTTATAAACAAATTAAGCTAAGGAAAAAATGGCATATAAAGTAAGAAGACTAATTTGCAGAATGCGAATGTGGTATGCTGAAGTTCGTGGCCACAAAGGTAAACGCTGGGATTACGAACCTTCAGAACATTACATGGGCAGATCCAAAAAACATTAATTTTAACCACTTTTAACACGGTTTTCGCTTGAGCTACATAATTACTTGTGTTACTATAATCATAGTAAGCATTGCATTTTATTAGCGAAAGATTAAAATGAGTAGAACCTAATTATGATCGTGCTAGACGTACTTCCATTTATTATATTATCAATACTGATGATGTACAGAAAATAATAGTTGTCTAAGCACCTAACAACAATCGCGGCATAGCCCGAATAAAAAATGATGATAG